AATTAACGCTTGGCGCTGCTGCTGTGCCTGGCTGACAACCTGCTGGCGTTGCTGGGCCGCGTCCTGCAAAGCTGCGTCGGCCTGGGCCTTGGTATCCGTCACCCATTCCGAGCCGTTCCAGGTATCAAACGGCGTGCCCGGCGGGGTAAACGTGCAACCCTCCGGCAGAGTAAAATACGGCTCCGGCACTGTTGCGCTATGACCGTATGCCCCGTAAAACGTTTCGCCGGTCATGTCCTTCAGTTGATGCCATTCACCATCGTTAAATAGCAGAACGTGCCCAGGATCAGCAATCGGAGGCGCGACAGTAACCGCGCCCTCCGGTAAGGTCTCAGTCAGCGCCATGATCACGGACGCCTTGCCGTATTTATCCCAATACTGAACCCCGCGCAGGTCGGGCACTTCGCGCCATTTCTTACCGTCCCAAACTCCGGTCATACCACTTTTGGGCTGGCATGGCACGGTCGTGCTGTTGGCCGGTAACCCGCTCTGAGGCGGTACCTGGTAGTGATAGGTGCCGGTAAACACCCCTTTTTCGTCAAAGCTGTAAATCCACACAAACTGCGGATTGTCGGAGAATTCAAACGCTGTACCAGTCATGCCAGCCTCACGATGTAGTTAAATGCAATGTTATCAACGGTGTTTTTCGCCGCGCCGAACCCATCGATACGCAGGCCGTGTCCGTGCCACCCCAGATCAATCCAGTGGGTGTGATTGGGGATAGGCTCAATCATATTCAGGTTGCGATCGCCATAGTCCCGATCCTGTTCTACGGTGTGGCGGGAGCTCCAGCCGCCATCAAGTGACGTATTGGAGTTATACGAACGCAAACGCGGTTGAAATGCACCGCTTGCCGTTGTTTCCTTCGCTCCCAAGTTTTCGCCGACCACTTCACCGCTGTGGCCATGATGCTTAACCTGCCCCTCAACCCAGGACAATGGCGGGCGATCGTCCGGTTTACCCAAAATCGTCAGGCCGCGCATGTCAGGCAGCACGCCGGACGGATATGCCTGTGCCAACAACGGGTAAGCGCCGGTGTTGAACCCCTGCCCCAACATAAAAATAAACCCAGGCGGCGGCGAGCTCCCCGGCCACGGCATCGGCACCCCAGCGGGGGTGATTTCTTCCTTGATGGCGAACGTACCCGCTTTACTGCTGATACGGCCGTTTTGGGTGTTGAAATCCCAGATACATTCTTGACCACTGTCGCCAATGGCATGGATCACAGGATGAGCGTGCATATCTGTGCCGGGCATGAGGTAGCCAAAACTGACCGCCGTCGGCCAGCCTTTGCCTTTCCTGGTTGACGTACCTTTGGCGACAGGTACGAACACCCCGCCGCTCGTTACATCCCATTGCCAATTGGGCTGATAAAACGGGGCCTTCAGACTAAGTTGATCACCGTATGCCCCTGCGCCCTCCGGTTTCGCGTCGGGCTTGCTGGCAAAATACGGCGCTAAAATGGGGCCGGTCGCTGTATCGCCAGTTTTGTGCAGGAAGCGTGCATCTGATTCCGTCTTGCTGTAGACGTCTAAATCTTCAACCTCTTTTTCCAGCGCATCCAATGGGAACGGTTTGCGCTCGTCCGTCGACGTCGATGCATCACGGCGAAAAATGCGCGTAACGTAATGTTGATACCCGGCCGCATCGATATAATCTTCCAGCTCGTTGACCGCCCGCAGTGTGAATAGGTTAGCCCAGGCTCCCGTCACCGTCCCACACCAACAAACATCAACCCACACCCCCGTTTTTGACGTCACATCAAGCGTTTGAGGTTTGTCCAGCAAGACACGCAGCCCGGCGACATACCCGAGCCCAGGGGCTACGGTAGCAGTAAGCCCGGACAGGCTGACCTTAAAACCATCGCCACGGAATGCCGCGTCGCCGTAGTAATCGACATTCGCCAGGCGGCGTGATTCATCCATGCTCTGCAATCGGGCGCTAAAATCAATTTGCCAGGTTTCCGGCGTGACGGTGATCTGCGTCGCCGCTGCCGCCCCGTCGAACTGCATCGACAGGTTGCGGATCAGACTGTTGCCCTGCTGGCCGTTCTCGGTCTTGGTTTTAGACTGGGTGGCCGTATGCACGATCATCAGCACCGTGCCGGTGGCACCGTCGACCAGGCCCACCCAGTTGTATTCCCAGTTGCCTATCGTGGTATCCAGCACCACGGAATACACCACAGCGTTTTCGTTCAGCGCGCCATATTGCGTAATATCCGCCGTATGCTGGATCTGTCCGGCTTCCGGCATGCCTTCGCCCCGGTCGATCTCCGCATTTTCATCCTGCCCAGGTATCAAGGCAAAAATCATCTTGTCGGGCCTGGCGGGCTCTTTATTCAGGATTTTATTCACGATCCAGGCTTCAAATGCCCGCGTGACAATGCTTTGGGCCATTACCTATCCCTCATATTGTTTGCAGATGACAATGCAGATTTAATCAAAACCGTTTTGCCCCATCGTTGTGCCTGCAATTAACCGAATGCTTACAGATATTCTGGCGTCGCCCTCTTCGGAGCTCACCGCCTCTTCACCGCTGTAAACATCAAATGCCCGGTAGGGCTCAGCGCTAAAGACCAGAGCAAGATCGGCCGTGATGGTGCTGGCTGTTGTTGTCTTTGGCATAGCGTGGACTTGTACCGTCACAAACTGATTATCTTTGCCTAGATAGAAATACCCGCTTTGCTGAGAAAACGAGGTGAAAATACCGACATTATTTAAGTTCCTAATTCCCAGCGGATTTTTAACGCTGAACGTCCCACGATAAACTACCGCGCCATCCGGCATAGATTGCCGGGCCATCGCCGATTTAGAGGTGCTGTAGGATGTTGAGTAAATTTTGGGGATAATTGGGTGACTGGCTAAAACCTTAAGGCCGTCGCCCTCTTTTTTTAACAGGTTATCTTTGGCTGGGCTGAGTGTGAGATCGGCCCCTTCGCCCGGCTCCCCCTTTAGCGAGGCAAGAAAATCCGCCTCACTGCCGGTGTTACCTTCAGCAAGCCAAATCTCATAAGCGCTCTTACCGTTTAGCCCCGGCGGTATCATTGCCGCCAGCTGCTCGACTGACACTTTGAACGTGTCAAGTTCGCCGCCGCTGCCCGGCTGACTGATCGGCAGCACGCCGCCCTGTTTCAGCTCGGTGACCGGCGGCAAGTTCATAATGCTGATTTCGTCGGTCATGATTTCTCTCTTTCCGTTACCAGTTGCGTGCCGCGTTCGGTGATAAGCCGAACCCCTTTCTCAGTGATAAGCGCAGTGTGGCCACTCGGCGGCGGAGCCGTCCAAATGGCGTAGTGAAACCCCACATCCAGATCAAACCGGCCGCGCCGCACGCTGACTGTGTTCTGGTTGAGCACGTCGAAGAAATACCGGCGACAGGTGCGGCCGTACTGGCGCACCAGGTTCATCATCAGCACGTTATCGCGGCTCAATTGCTCATCGTTGATGCGCAACAAGATGACGTCCCAGTCAAGCCATAGCTGGCGCTCCAGCTGCTGTACCTGGCCGATCTCCAGCCGCTCGAATATCCGCGCAAACCCTGCCAGGCTCCCAGCGTCCAGGGCGTTGACAAAGGCGTGTTTCACCCGCAGGCGGAACAGCGCCAGCGACTCGCCGGGGAATCGGTTGATATCGCGCTGGTACGCCAGCAGGCTCAGTAACTGCTCGTCGCAGGTATCAACGTCGATTTGCGCCAGCGGGAACGTCAGCCACCCGTAAACCCGCTCCCACCAGATTTTTGAGGCGTGCGCCAGGGTGAGCGGCTCGCCCTTGTTCATCCAGACCGGCAGGTTGATATCAGGAAATTTACTCATCCGCCGGAACCATGCTCAGGGTGCGCAGCCGCGGCACGTCCAGCCCGCTGAGAATATCCCCCAGGGAAAACTCCAGCGATTCAATATCTGCGAAGGCGTCGTGCAGCTCTTCGCCCAGGCGCGACATAGAGAAGCGGCTGAACGGCCAGGTCTTCGCGACGTCATAATCGGTATTTTCCCGGAACGCGCAGCGCACCAGGTTACCGGCATTGTGCAGCAACGTGGCCGTCTGCTCGTCGGTCAGATGGCTGCTGGCGTACAGATGCACGGTGAACGTCACGCCGTTGATCTGCGTGCTGCGGGACATTTCGCGCAGCGTCCGGCTGAAATAGGTTTTGTGGCTGGCGATGCTGGCCGGGGTACTGTTCAGCGAGCGATCGCCGATTTTGGCAATCGCCTGGATACGCACCCGGCGCGCCGCTTTATCGACAATGCGCAGGTATTCGATCACCGGGTAATCGCCGCCCTTCACGTCCAGCGTGAGGCCGTCGGCCCAGTAAATCCCCTCGTAATCGGCGTACCACATCGGCACCGAATAACGCAGGTCATGCATTGCACGCAGCTGCGCTAATTCCAGCTCCATTCCGGCACTGTCGACCGGCAGATCGCTGCTGCCGATACCCAACCCCACAATGGCCCCGGTTTTCACCCTGGCCGGGCTGTCGGCAATGGTGACGCTGCGGTTGCATAGCCTCCCACCCAACGCCCCGGCCTCGTTGCCCCAAAGGGCGGGCACCAGTTGCACCGCATGCGCGGCGATATCCTTGGCAAGCTCCGCCTGGAATTTTAGGTAACCGGCCCAGGTCACCCCGGCCTTTCCATCTTCCCCCGGCAGCGCCAACGGCCCGGCCACGGTCAGCGTGAACCACACCCAGCGGCCCAGCTTGCTGACCAGGGTTTCACGCAGTGCGGAATACGCCTCAATCGCGGCACGTCCCTCTTTTGCGTCGGCCAGCTGCGTAACGGCAACCACGCCCTCGACCGAAATCAGGTCTTGCACGTTCTCGATCGCTGCCGGCCACGTCGCCGGCGCGGCGTCTTTTTCTACTAACAGCGCATAGGCCTGCCAGTTTTGCCCGGCGTTGACCTTTGCCGAGCGCACCACTTCGCGCAGCACTTCGCTGGCAGCGGTCAGGGCCGTGTCAATATCGGACTGGGAATTGAGCGCCACCAGATCGCCGTCACCGGACTCCGCCGGGCCGACGTACAAAACAGTGCGCTCGACCTCATTGATCCTGCCCTGGCGCTGGTTAAGCTGATTAATCGTTACATTGGGCCATGTCATTACTGTTTCCCCTTGATATCCTGCGCGTTAACGTTCCAGCCAAAGCCAATGGCCTGCAGCTGACGGGCAAGAATATTGTTAAATTCGGTATCACTGACGCCCAGGAACACGCGGGCGGGAATATCAATTTTCCAGGTCGATTTCGTCGGCTTGCCCCTGAGTTTTTTTATCAGTAGCCCGGCCTGCGCCATGCTCATGGTTTCCATGATTTGGCGTGACGTCGCCTTGACGTACCGCTTGCCCTTCCACACCTTGTACCCCAGCGCCCGCAGCCTTTTGGCCTGGCTCAGCAGCGCGGGCTTGCCGCGCTGATCTGGCCGCGGCATCTTGTCCGCGCTCATCGGGATGGAGGCACCATCCTGGTGCACCGCCCCGATCAACCCCGCCGAAACCGGCCCGCTGTTGTTGCGGTAATTACCGCCTTTCAGGTAAATGCGCACGGCCTCCCTTTCACGCATTTCCCGCACATGCAGCAGTTTGGGCAGCTGGCGCAGCATCTTTCCCTTGCCGCGCTTGCGCTTCGGCCAGGGCTGGCCGTCCGGCGTCGCCTGCTCGCGCTGGTGACGCTTGGCGGCAACGATGATCCCCAGCTTGGCGATGCGCCATAACAAGCGCTGGCGCTGCCGGGGTTTTAGGTCTGCCGCTGCCAGCGTCTGCCGTAGCTGTTTCAGCTGGCGTTTATCCAGCCCGCCTTCAACCCTCGCCATCGCCACCACCCAGCGGCGCGCCGTTCTCTGCCGCCGCGTACAAATAGCCGGATGTTGCGGTGTGGATCTCCGGGTAAGACAGTCGCCAGCGCTTTCCGGCAAGCGGGATTTCTCCCGCCTCGTCCGGCGTTATCGTTATCTCGTCGGCCAGCTCCAGGGTGATCGACAGCGTGCCGGTTTTCTCTTCGTCAAACTCGATATCAACCGCGGGCTCACCCAGGGCCAGCTCGTCATAAAGGTTGTTTCGGCTCGCATCTATCCAGGCGAACACCAGCGCGTACACCAGCGCAGGCGGGCAAAGGCGGTATGGGAACCTGTCCCAACTGAGCCGGGCGGTATAGCGGAATACGCCTAAACGCCGCTGGCCCAGCCCCAACGCCTTGACCGAATACACCAGGGTGGCGTCCTCCATCGCGCTTTCAAAAAACTGCATCGCGCGCGTCGGCATGTACTGCTCCAGAAACCCCGTCAGGCTCTCTATCTGGCTCATACCTGATAAATCCCTACCCGCCGGTAACCCTGCATGTTGCGGATCACCAGCGCCGCCTCAGCAAGCAGCGTTTCGCGCGTTTCGGCACTTTCCTGGCCGGGGTGCGTTTCACGCCGTCCGATGGTCGGAAATTCGCCCAGCAAATCCGCTTTGGCGCGGGCATAAATCGCCTTTTTGTACTGCGCGGTAAGCTGGTTCTCTTCGCCCATCTTTGCACCGGGTACATCGCGCGCCGTAGCATGCCCTGCGCCCTGGTGTCGGCTGACGACTCCGGCCAGATCGTCGTTAACTTCGGCAATCGCCGCGAGTACGGCAAGCCCGGCGGTATCCGGCGGCAAATCCGGCGGAATAGAGCGGGATTGCTGGAACTCTTTGAGATTGAGGTCAGGCCAGAACGCCACGCCGTTAATGATCGGGATATCACTGTAGCCAATCGTTCGGCCGCTAAATCCCAGTGTTGGTGCTGGCATCAATCCCCCTGAAAAGAGAAGCGGGCTAACCAGTTTCCACGGCCTTGAAAGCCTTACGAGCTCTCCGCCTCCACTGTGCCCGCCCCGGCTTGCGGTAGTCGGTTTACTCTGGAGTCAACGCCCGGATGCGCGCGGTGATGCGCTCGCGGGCCGTTTTAACCCCAGCGTTTTTATCAAAGGCCTCTGCCTGGGCCAGCAGACTGTCAGCCAGTTGCAACACCTCTACATCGGCGATCGCGGTGGCGCGGGGTTTCCCCTTCTCGTCGCGCAGCAGATAGAGCCCGGCGAATTTGAACCATTTGGCGTTGATCTCTTCATGGAGCCGCCATTTTTCGCGGACATTGGTAAACGTCCGGCCGAAATACGGTTCAATGCTGTGGCCGTTTGCCGCCTGGTCCACCGCCCATTCCAGTACCGTGTCAGCCACGAACGCCGCAAATGAGCTCTTGAAGTTGTCAGGGGTCTGTTGCCCCTGCTCAACGGCAATGTCGGCCCAGTCCAGTGCCTGGTCAAAGTTGCCTACGTCGAACAGCCAGATCGTGCAGTAGGCAAACACCGGATTGCTGAACACCTTGCCGTCACTGAGATAACGCTCAGCCACCGGCAACCACTTGGGCAGCAGTTGGTCACGCTTCATCTCGATGCGGTCGGCAATTCTCGGCAGCTCACGCAACAGCTCAACGTCACGGTTAAGCTCGCTGATTTGCACATGCAGACTGACCGGGCTATCGCAAATCGGCTCGCGGTTCTTGAGCGCCTGCTCTGCCCGGATGCGGGCACGGTGGCGCTGGCAAGGTGTCATTTTCATGCGTTAGCCCCCGTTGCCTGGGTCTTCAACCTTCATGGTCAGCTTGTCGTAACCCGCATACAGCTCGTCGTATTCCACGGCATAGCCTTCCATGCGCAGATAGTTGTTCTCAAACCGCTTGCGGTCATCTACCCACTCAGCCTTACGCTGGCCCGTTCCGCGCTGGGAATACAGGTGCAGGTTGGACAACGTGGTCACGATCAGACGGCCTTCCGGCATAAATGGCGGGCTGTAGACCTTGCGCCCGGCAATTTCGCGGTTAATCAGCTGCGCCGCCACTTTCTCGGTCGGTTTGTCGATGCGGTTCATCATGCTGGTTGCATCGCCGCCGATCAGGTCGGCCGATACCAGCACAACCAGGCGCGGGTCTTGGCGGTACGGTTCGAAAATGTTGGTGTGGATCAGGTCAGTGACCGCCGCATCCAACCCCATGAAATCGGCATTTGCCCCGCCGATCGTGACGTCGCCGGTAACAATCTGCTCCGGGCTGCGCTCTTTGACGATGGTATGCCAGCCGCGGTTAACGTCGTCGCCCAGTGGGTATTTGTCCGGGTCGGTATCTTCGGCAACATGGGTACCGTTGAACGCGATGCGCAGAATATCCAGCGCGAAAGATTCATTGCTGAACGCCTGAATACGCTGGAAAAACTCGTCTTCGCTGCCCGCGTTCGCCCAGGTCACCAGCGTGACGTAATCCAGGTACGAACCGGAATCCGTTTCGGCGAGTTTGTATTCGTTCCCGCTGTTGTCCATCCGGCGCGAGAATCGCCCGGATTTCTTACGGCCGGTAAACAGTCCAGGGTTACCGGTGGCGACCACCTGCCCTTGTACCTGTTCCACGGTTTGGGTGTTGATCAGCTGCAGAAATTCAGACCGTTGCAGCAAGGCATTGCGCAACTGAATATCGCGCGGATCGGTCAGCGCGAAAAACTTGGACGTGTCCGGCACGCCGTAGGATTTCGCCAGGCCCGCGGTGTACTTGCGGATCAGCTTTTCAGCTTGTGGTGTCAATAACATGTGCTTTTTTCCGTATCAGAAAGTGACTGGCCGCTTACAGGTATTGGAACGGTTCTTCGGAGCCGCCCGGAGCCTTGCCCGGTACCTTGGTTGCCGATTTACCGGCCAGCGCATTGAACTGCTTAAGGATCTCGTTCATGTCGTCCTTCAAGCCAGCCAATCCGCCGTCTTTGCCGCCCTTTTGCTTCGCAGCCAGGTTAGTGGTGCGTTTGCCCTGGCGGCGACTGGCGCGGCTACCGCGGCGCGTACTTTTTTCCGTGGTACCCTGGGTGCTGAATCGCTTGGTCAGCGCGGCCATTTTTGCCTTGGCGGCGCTGAACTCTTCGGCTAGGACTTCGTCTTCCGGGTTCTCGGCCACTTCATCGGCAAGCTCCGCCACTTCGTCGGCCACTTCGGCGATTTCTTCCGCCAGGTCGCCCACTTCAGCCGCGGCCGCTTCCGGGTCTTCGACGGTTTCACCGGTGGCGGCATCTTCCAGCGCTTTAATGCGATTCAGCATTTTTTCAATCAGATCGCGTAATTCTTCCATCTTGGTTTCATCCTCGCCCTGTTGGGTGTTGTCTGTCGCAAAGGTTTTATTCTTGCGAGTTGAAAATAACCGCCCCCACATGGACGGCTTATTGGTTTTCATTTTTCCCAGGCTGAAAGTTTCAACGTTGCCGCGTGCGCCGTTATATTGCTCACCGTCAAATACAAGCGTGATTTTTTCAGTCCCCAGGCTGGCGGGAATATCCGTTACAGCAAGGCCAAATAAATACTCTCGCCCGCTCCCGCCGAAGTCTTCCCAGAACTCCGCCGAGGTAAATAATTTTTGCCCCATGCGGTTGGCTTCAATCAGGAATTGGTTTGGCACTAATTTGGCATAGAGTTTTGTTTTATCGTCCACCTCTTCGACTTTCAGCGCATCGACTTCACCCAGGTTGCAAGTAAACTCACGCTCGCCCAGCTCATACATTGGGTGGTGCGGCCAAATCATGGCGGTATAGGTGTTGCGGCTATAGGTTTCCGCCGCATCGTGCAACCATTGGGCCTCGATAGAGCGACCGTCAACGGTCGGCCCGGCGGTAGCAATACAAATCCAATCGGTTGTAATATTCGCTTGCGGCATAACTCGGCCTTTAAATAGGGATTCTGTTTTATTTGGATTTTCAGTATTGCCATTTTTTTGATTATCTTCACTCGCTTTAATTTTGATACATTCGGTTATATACCCTTAACCTAATACAACCGATATTTAGTTATGATTATTCAGTAATGCGCTCTGCATAATAGCCTTCATGGCTAAATACTCCGACGAAACAAAAGACGCGGCCCGCGCACTATTTATTAAGCGCTGGACGCCGAAAGATATTGCGCGAGAATTATCTATTCCAGAGCGCACGATTTACCATTGGTCTGATAAAGGTCAGTGGGCATCCCTCATGCCGTTGGAGTCGGTAGAAGAATCGCTGGCCCGGCGTATCGATCAGCTCTCGCGCCGCGAGAAGAAAACCGCGCTTGAACTGGAAGAAATGCGCGACCTGGTGGTGCAGCACGTCAAGCTGATGGCCCAGCGCAATAAACACGCCGAGAAGATGGCGGAAATCCAGGCGCGCAACGTGGCGACGTTCCAGGGCGGCGGTGCTGACGCAGAACCCGGCGAGGGCGGCAAACGCCGCTACAAGAAAAACGACGTGTCGGGCATCACGGCGGAAATGCTGGACGCCGCCGCGCGCGAGCACCTGTTTGACTATCAGCTGCACTGCCGGGCGAACAAGGGGCAGGACTTCCGCTTCCTGCTGAAAAGTCGCCAGGTCGGCTTCACTTATTATTGCGCCTGGGAAGCCTTCGAAGACGCCGTTTTAACCGGCGATAATCAGGTGTTCTTCTCCGCGTCCCGCGCCCAGGCCGAGATTTTCCGCGAGTACATCGTGCAGATCGCCCAGAAGCATTTCGGGGTAACGCTGACCGGCAAGGATATCCGCCTGAGCAACGGCGCGGTGCTGCGCTTCTTGTCCACCAACGCCAACACCTCGCAGGGCTTTAACGGCCACCTGTACGGCGACGAGGTGTTTTGGATCCCGAAATTCACCCGGCTGCATGAAGTCGCCTCCGCGATGGCGACACACAACAAATTCCGCACCACCTACCTGTCAACGCCCAGCGCCAAAACACACCAGGCGTACCCGGTATGGACGGGCGAAGCCTGGCGCGGTGACGACCCCAAACGCAAGGCCGTGGTCTTCCCGAAAGTCAGCGAATTGCGCGACGGTGGCCGACTCTGCCCGGATGGCATTTGGCGCTATGTCATCACGATGGAAGACGCGATCGCGGGCGGGCTGGGTGTGCTGGTCGATATAGAACGGCTACGCAACAAGTACAGCGCGACCGCCTTCGCCATGCTCTATATGTGCGAGTTTGTCGACAGCAAGGACGCCGTTTTCAAGTTCTCGGAGCTCAGCCGCTGCGAAGTTGAGGCGGGGATCTGGCAGGACTTTGACCCCACCGCAGCGCGCCCATTCGGCAACCGCGAGGTCTGGGGCGGCTTTGACCCGTCCCGCTCCGGCGACAACTCCACGTTTGTGATTGTGGCCCCGCCGATGTACGAGGGCGAGCGCTTCCGGGTGCTGGCCGTCTATCACTGGCAGGGGCTTAACTTCAGCTGGCAGGCCGAGCAGATCAAGCAGCTGATGCGCCGCTACAACATGACCTATGTCGGCATCGACGTGACCGGCATCGGTCGTGGCGTCTATGACCTGGTGACCAAATTCGCCCCGCGGGAAGCCACGCCGATTCTGTATAGCGTGGAAAGTAAGTCACGTCTGGTACTGAAGATGATCGACACCGTGGAGCGCCAGCGCATCGAATGGAGCAAAGACGCCCAGGATGAGGTCAGTAAAGAACGCGCCGAGATTATCCCCAGCTTTATGGCTATACGCCGCACCACGACCGCCAGCGGTAACGCAATGACGTTTGTCGCCGAACGCTCGGAAACCACCGGCCATGCCGATGTTTTCTTTGCCATCGCGCACGCAGTGATCAACGAACCCCTCGACTACGAATATGAGCGCCCCAGCACCTGGGCCTTTGGAAAAGCCGCATGAAAAAGAATCGACGCAACAAACAGCAGCAGGCCACGGACAAGAACTTCACGCCGATGCCGGGACGCGGCAGCGTGATCACCTTCGGCGAGCCGGAACCAATCCTTACCACCGGTACCGACTATCACAACATTTGGTATGACAACGAAAGCGACCATTGGCGGCTACCCATCGATCGGCTGGCTCTCTCACAGCTGCCCAACCTGAACGGCCAGCATGGCGGCGTTCTCTACGCGCGCCGCAACATGGTGGTCAGCGGCTATCTGGGCGGCGGATTGTCGACCGATGAACTGGAAGCGGCGACGTTTGATTATCTGCTGTTCGGCGACGTGGCGTTACTGAAGGTGCGTAACGTCTTTGGCAGGGTGATCGACCTGATGCCGCTGCCGTCTCTCTATCTGCGCCGACGCAAAAACGATGACTTTGTGATTCTGCAGGAGGGCGAGCCGCTGGTTTATACCCCGGACGATATCGTTTTTCTCAAGATGTACGACCCGCGCCAGCAGGTCTACGGCCTGCCGGACTACATCGGCGGCATTCATTCGGTCTTGCTCAACAGTGAAGCAACCATTTTCCGCCGCCGCTACTACCACAACGGCGCGCACATGGGCTTTATTCTCTACGCCAATGACCCGAACATCACCAGCGAAGTGGAGCAGGAGATCAAGGAAAAAATTGAACAGTCCAAAGGCGTCGGCAACTTCACCAACATGTTTATCAGCATCCCGAAGGGCAACCCTGAGGGGGTAAAACTCATCCCGATCGGTGAGGTTGCCGCGAAAGATGAGTTTGCCAACGTAAAAAGCATCACCGCCCAGGACATTCTTACCGCCCACCGCTTCCCCGCAGGCCTGGCGGGCATCATCCCGACCAACGGCGCGGTCATGGGGAGCCCGGAAACGGCGCGAACGACCTACGGCAAGGACGAAGTCACCCCGCTGCAGCGCAAAATCATGAACGCCGTCAACAACGACCCGGAGATCCCCGAGAGCCTGCATTTGGGGTTTGACCTGGAAGAATCCGGCAACGGCAATGAAAAGGGCGAAAAATGAGCACAAATACGCTAAAATCCGCTAAATACGTGGCATTGGCATGCGGGGTAGTAAACATGCGCATTTTTAAAATTCATTGCCCGGAGTGTGACGCACCGGCAATTATCCGTAAGACGGAATGGAAGAATAAGCAGTTGGCCGATTTGTATTGCGCCTGCACCGAAGTGGAATGCGGCCACACCTTTGTTTTTAACGCGACCTTTTCCCACTCGCTCAGCCCCAGCGGCCTGACCGGCAACAACCTGGTCAAAGCCCTGCTGGAAAGGCTCAAACCCGACGAGCGCCAGTTTGCGTTAGACCTGCTGCAAGGTCAGGCCGGATAACAGAAGCCCCGCGATTGCGGGGCTTTCTTTTGCTGGCCGCAGGGCCAACCCACCAACCCATTAAGCTGATAGCTTAATAAGTTAGTGGGTTATGGTTTTAATGCACACGCCCCACCGGTAGCAGTCGATCACCGTCCAATCGGAAGGCGTGACCGTCGCCAAAATTCACCACCGCCCCAGATAACAGCGCCCTGAACTCGCTGGGTTCTGGCTCCAGCCCGATGGAATGGAAGAACGCCAGCAATTCGCGGGCGATATCGTCCATCCCGGCCACCATTTCCGGCGTGACAATGCGCGGTTTATCCGGCAGATCACCGCTTCGGCTTCGTTTCGGTATCGTTGCCCGAAGACTTTCGAGTAATTCCCGCCGTTCCTGGCGTGTCATACGGTCAAAATCAACCGGTATCCGGCTGGTATCCTCATCTATGAGGGCACCAGCCAGCCCCGATCCCTGGGCCGTACTGTCGGCGACGGGTACAGTTATTGACAGAACTCCAAGGGGGCGCGGTGCGCCCTGAACGTCAACGGCCAAACCCTCGTCTGCCTTGGCTTTAGGCACGATTTTGTAAGTCGCGGTGCGGGTAAAAACGACCGACTCCGGCCCCGATGCCGGGGCATAGACGCCGGTAATGCGGCTGACGTCATCGCCGTAGGCGTTGCCGTCCGGCGTGACTTCATAGTTCAGGCGCACCCGGATGCAGTCGCGGGCGACCAGCGGCCCGCCCTGGGCCATCGTGTACCCGCCCCAATCGCCGACGGTGGCGGCTTCATGAGCCGGGGCAATCTCCGGGTGTAGGCGCAGCTCGCGGCCGTGCATGCGGCGCAACTCGCGATAGACCGTAACGGGTGCGCCGCCGATCTGCTGAAACTGACGGATGCGCCAGCGCGATGCCCAGGCGCTGACGCGCTTCGCCGTTTCCTGCAGCGGTAAGCCGGTGTCGTCATCCAGCTGGCCGTCCAGGGCAAATCCATCAATGTTCTTGCTGATATATTTGGCGATGTATCCGGTGGCGCTGCCGATCTCTTTGTCGATTGGCTTCACATAGAAGCGGGCTTCCAGGGCTTTGATGCCCTGTAGCTCTTCCGAATCTTCCCACCGGGCGTACAGGCAAAAGATATCTCGCGCCTGGTCGATATCCTCCGGCCGCATGAATAGCAACAGGTGCCAGTGTGGCGTTTCATCGTGGTGCGGCTCCACCACTCGGAAACCAAACGCGCGGATCCCAGCCCTCTTCCACGCGGCGCGAACGCGCGCCCAGATGCGGCAAAGGTATTTCTGCGTTTGCCGCGGGCTGGCCCCGTTCCATTTGTCGTTACGTTTGCCGGTGCTGTGCATGGCGTGGTACTTGGACGGCGCGGTCAGCGTGTAGAAGTCGCCAACCATCTGCATATCGTCGGCGATGTTTTCAAAGTGGCGCATGCGGGTCATCAACTCGCGGCGGCGGTTAGCCGGATTGGCGACGCTACCGGCCACCTTCTCGATCAGGGATATCCGCTCGCCGGTGTCCTGGTCTTCCAGCTCCATCGCCTTGAGATATTCGACGTTGGCTTTTTTCTGGGCCTTCCATTCTTTCAGCGCCGGATCGCTGCAATACGGGGTTGTTTTCTTGCTGACGTATCCGGCGGCGATCATCAGGTGTTCCCGCCACTGGTCATGCATGCGTTTCAGTCTGCGCAGCCACCACGCTGGCGACTCCAGGCGCGCCATGCAGCGCAGGGCGTCAGCCTCGCTCAGCTCCATCTCGCAGTAACTGCGCCAGCCCGGCGCGAACATGTTCAGATGCGATACAACCCACGCGGCGCGGCCGTAGGCATAGATAATCGCAAACGAAACATCGCCATGTTTTTCAACCTGGCTCTCGTAATAGTTCATGAATTCGGCGGTGATGCAGTCGGCCAGCCGGTGCGCCAGCCGCTTGAGCTCGCGTTTGCCGTACCACGGCAGGCGGGCAAAATCATCCTGGAAGCCGATCAGCACACCGGGTACAACGCCCAGGCGATACCGATCGTTGACGCCATCAATGCGCGGCAATACATGCTTTTCAAACGTGTTGATTAAGTATTTATTGGCTCGCGTTGTGCCGTGCTGCGCTTCGATGCTGTCAGCGCGCTGGGCGTAGTAACGCCGGATGAAGTGAGGCAGCGACGCCAGACGGCGGCGCACCCGGCGCGCGCGCGGCATCGGCTCGGCATGCAGCCCCTGGCGAAACGCCCACTCTTCGATCGGCGGGTTCGCCGCTTCGGTGCTGACGGCCTCGCGGGGGCGGTTCCAAGCGAAAACCCCGGCGGGCGTTTCAGCGCTGCCGGGGTATGGTTTTGGCGGTGTCGGTGCGTAGCGGCCGCGGGTGTCCAAACTCATGCCTGGGCCCGATAAGCCTTGATGATTTCACACATCGCCTTCGGCGGTACCGCATTCCCGGCCATCCAAGTGGTTAACTTGTGCGACGGTGGCCGGATGTAGTCACCGGGGAATGACATTGCGCTCATGCACTCGTCAGCGTTAATCATGCGCATGCGATCGCCGTCAATAATTGCCCATCTGTCGCGGGTGGTGATGGTGCCAATAGGCCGGGCGAGAGAACGCCCTGATTTCGAATTACCGTAATATGAGATCAGGAACCGATCGCCAAATACGGCGCGACCATTTTTAATGCGCTCCAACGTCGCCACGGCGCGACCGGGTTTATTAATCGGTTGCCATTTACCAGCGTTAAAATCAATAAATGACTCAGCCGGAACGTGGTCATATTTAGGCAGATTCAAATAGAGCGGCGATTTGCTTTTCGTGCAAATGATAAACATACGTACACGGTTTTGCGGCACCCCCAGATCGGCGCAGTCAACAATATGCGGGGCCAGTGAATACCCCAGCCCCTGCATAGCCGCCTCCCATGCCGGATATAATGCCCACTTCAGAAACTCCGGCACGTTCTCAACGATCACGCCATCAACGCCCAAACACTCAGCCGCTGAGGGAACAGCCCACGCCGTAGACCTGCTGGCATCATGCTGCGGGTTGCCGTATTTCTTGCCCCTTGCCTTGCTGTGCCCCTGGCAACATGGCGAGGCCATCATGAGATCATGCTGAGGTACCAGAGCCCAATTAGCCTGATTTAAGTCCTGGCAGACGTGGATCGCACCGGGGTGATTTTTTGAATGAGCCTCGACAGCCTCGGGCCAATGGTTCGCAGCCCAAACAACCTCCGCCCCTGCCATTCTGGCCCCTGTTGATGAGCCACCCAAACCGGCAAACAGATCGCTGACTCTCACTATCTGTCCTCCATGACGGTGAAGCCAGCAGCGCGGATATCATCAGCATGCTGGAGACGGCAGCGAGGATGTGTCGTGTCTGACAAACGCACCGGCGTAGCCAGCTTGTCTTCCAGCTCGGCGATTTTCTTCTTGTCCTCATCGCTCATGATTGCCGCGTATTTCAGCGCATCCTGTACCTTCTGGAATTTACTGACGTAACAGGTGGAGATAGACTCCAGCCAGGCGATGCGTTTACCTTTTTCTGATAATTCATCAACGAGACTACACGCAGCCTCATGGTCTACGGCAGCGCCCGCCCCTGGCGCTGCTGCCAACATGGCGGCATAGATATTGCCGAAATTAACGCAGAAGGTTTCGTCGTCGTTAAATTGCACATCGTCGCAATTCATCGCAGCGGCGATCATTTCTGGCGTTGGCTCAACCGGTACCAATTGATGCCCGGAAGGCGCAGGCAGAGGAATTAATGCCTTTAGCTTTTCCAATCGAGAATCATTTTCAGCTCGTTGCTCTGGGGTCATAGACTCCAGTTCGGCCTCATAATCTTCACGCCTTTTGAGAGCATCCAGCATGCTTTCCGTGGGAACGCCCTTCCCAAAAAGCAGACCCGGCATGAGACGTACAGGGCACGGTAGCCGCTCTGGATATACCGGCGCAGGCGGGGTGGTGTAGAACTTCGTGCCAACAGGAAAAAGGCTCCCCTTCTGGCCGAGCCACTCAACATCCGGGTGCTGACAGCAACCGCAAAAATCATCAACCAGTCGCACCTCTGCCACCGGCTGCGAATTATCTTCCCTCATGGCTGCGGCTTCACAGGCCGGTTTCATTTTTTCCAGATCAGCGGCCAGGCTGACATTAAGACCAGTTTGTTTAAGGGCTATAACCGCCTCACTTAAAAGGCAGGATAATTTGTTAAAATTGATATTCATAATCAGACCTTTGAATTGAGATAATAAGAAGCGGCACCACAAGAAATGCCGAGTGATTTAGCAATCTGGGTTAACGTCTTACCGTCCCGTTTTAATTGCTGACACACCGGCGCATATTTATTCCTTGCATGGTATCTAAGTGACACGTCCAGAAACTGCGCCCGGCAATAAACCGCACGGGCCGAACGATTAATAGCCTTGCCAATTTCGGCCGTCGAATACTTCCCCGCCATATCAATAACGGTGTTGTCCTCGCGTTCAGTCCATTGGCGATAAACGCCTGAATTCCACAGCTGAATGCTCATTGTGCAAACTCCCGCTTGAATTCTTTCCGGCTCATCAAACACCAATCGGCCCCACTATTGCGGCTCAGGAGCCGCCAGTTAGGGCCGACATTAATTTTTAAAACATTGGTATCACTGGCAGATTTAGCCAGCTTATTCTTGCGTTGAAAACCGCGTATTATATTCACGGCATTGCGGTAAACTTCTGGCGGGGCTGCGTGGTTAGATATATTAATCACTTTCGAAACTCCGTATTCAGACAATAGAAATCCCGGCGCAATTTATAAAAGCGCCAGTTAACCCAGTTGCTAATTACTCGCTTACACTTAACACACTATCGACATTGCTTAATCGCGGCGGGAATGAGCCTACCAACTCCCGCAACTCTCGCATCGCCTCGATAACGGCAAGCCGTTCCCTCTCGGTCAGATGCTCAAATTTCAATTTGTGCCTCGCTCTTGGAATTTCGGCAGTGAAATAAATCAGCCCCCGGTGCCGTGAGTGCAAGGAATTGATAAACGCTTGCGTTTCATTACCGGCATTCTTCGCGGCTGCGATCATCTGCATGCACTTATATGAATGCACCAGCCCGGCTTTAACCTGGCTCGGCGTTGGCGCTACGCCAATATCACCTATCGAATTCATATAACTACCCTCCACACCACCTATATGGCAGCGCAGCCCGTTGACGCCCCTCAACCAATGGCTAAAGGACGGGCTACGCTCTCATATAGGGCCGCGCCCCGTAGGGCGCATCATGATAGGAAATAAGCAATTAATAACCTCGTCACCGCGCTAAGAAACTCCGATAAATTTTCGGCAGTTTTCCAAGCGCTGGCGCATACAAAAGCAGGCCAAAAAAACATGAAAGACTTGTTAAAGCTCATGCAAAAATCCCCATCAGCTTGGCAAACCAGCGGGCCTTATTCCGAGGCCTGGCCATGAATGGAGTGCGGCACCCTTTCACGAATTGCACTTCGCTGGCCTTCGGCTGGAAGTGGCGACCGTCCGGGGCTTCAATCCAGCCGCGGGTATGGCGGCGGTGTGTGACCTGCTGGCCGTTGATCAGCATGGCGGCCAGCGATGGGCATTGTGCGGTTGTCATTACTCGGCTTCCTCTAAAATGAACAGCTCGGGGATTTTCTCGTTCGCGATCCAGTTATCTACCGCATTACGAATCGCGGCGGCTTCTTTGCTACCGGCGTAGGCTGCAGCCAAAGAGAGGCCCTCAAGAATTTCACATGCCCAAAAAATCTCAGCATCTGAATGCGCCGGAGCCTGAGCGCTGTCCCGTTCCTGGCGCAAGGCGTACATGGTCAGCACCTTGTTGGCTGCTTCATAGAATGGCTGGCTCATACCTTTCCCTCGCTCTGTTCATAAAGTCCGTCTATATACCCGGTAGCCTCGGCCTGCGCGTCGAACTTGCCGTAAGACTGATCGCCCTGGCTGACGTGGTACCGGGTGACCGGGTTCAGCGCCTTCCGGGGCAACCGGGTGATGCTGAAACCCCGGTAAAGGTTGGTGTGCTCGCTGACCTTCACCAGCGCATAGGCCGCTTGGTTCATGCGTAAGCCCCCTAAACCTTCATCCGTAGCGCTTCCTGCGCCTCTTCGTAGGCTTCCAGGAACTCGTAAACCATGTTCACTTCGCGTTCCCTGCCCTTCTTCTTCTTGGTCAGCGTCAACTTGTTTTCATTGGCCTGCTGCTGAACCGTGCGGACGGTTTGCCCGGTGACCTCCGCGTAGGCGGAAAGCGTCAGTTTCGGGTATGGCAAACAAAAAACTACCGGGCAATCAGGCATTTTCACCATAGCGGGCTTGGGTCTTTTGACTGTCATCGTTTATCCTTCCAGATCACCGCCGGACTCAACCGGACTTCTTTGGACTCATGGTTCCAGATAAGGAACCTTTGACACAATACTAGTTCCAGATAGGGAACCATGTCAATGAACTTAAGCGAAAAAATAAAGGCGATCAGGCTTGCGGAGGGACTTAGTCAATCTAAGTTCTGCGAAATCATGGAGATGTCGATCAGCACCCTGAAAAAGTATGAAGGGGGTCATGCTGAACCGGGCGGGGCTGTTCTGGTAAAGATCACAGAACATCCAAGATTTGAAAAATATGCGCTATGGCTGATGACAGGTAAAAGTTCAGAAGCAGCGGGGCAAATCTCCCCGACTCTCTCCCCTGATGGGCACGACAGCACATCCGACCTCCAAAAAGGCCAGAAGGCTGGTTAACTGCTTTAAAGATAATGGAAAATTGGAAAACTGGCGGGATTTGCTACGAGCGGAATTATTGGGATGTGTGTTAGCTCTTACGGCCCGTTAAAGCCTCAGAGATCTGACCTAAGTCATTTAGCTCCGAGTCTTTCTGATAAGAAAGATGAGCAGAAATTTGCTGTGAAAATAGCACCGATAAAGCCGCTTTTATCAAAGTTACGAAAATGGACAACTTACTTGAGGGAGTTTTACCGCGCATGACTAATAACAACATTGTCAATCTCCAGATTGTAGCTCGTGGTCAAATTATAGACCGACTCGGCAAGGAACTCTATAGCCCTGAGATAGTGACAAAAAGAGGGCCAAGGTTCTACGGCATTAACAGCACGCAAGAATGGGTCAATGTTGCGACCGTGACAACCGCAGGGTTGTCATTCTTAGCCGCCGTAATCGTGGCCTACATCAACAATCAAAAAAATAAAAGGGTGCGGGTTGTTTTCAATGACGGGCCGGTTAAGGAAATTGAAGCCCCCAACCAAAAAGAGTTGATGGAATTATTGCAGAAAATTAAGGGGTTAGAACTTGGCGACTAATCTAATTAGGGGTTCTAAAGGCCATGAGCATTTCTAAACAGGATAACGGGCAATATCTGGTAGACGTTCGACCGCAGGGCCGGAAGGGAAAACGCATCCGTAAGCGCTTTGACACCAAGGGCGAGGCGCAGAAGTATGAGCGCTGGGTAATCGCCACGCAGAATAGCAAAGACTGGATCGAGAAGCCGCCAGACCGCCGCCCACTGACCGAACTGATCGAACTATGGTGGAAGCATTACGGGTGTACGCAGAAATCGGGCGAGAATAACCGGAATGAATTGCTGAACATTGCCAGTGACTTGGGTTCGCCACGCGCCGACCAGGTCAGCATTGCGACGTTCTCAAACTACCGGGCCGAACGCCTGGAAGCCGGTTTAAAAATCGGCTCCATCAATCGGCGGCATATGATGCTGAGTGGCGTGTTTACCAGGTTGATAAAGCTGGGGCACTTTCATAA